ACGCCCACACTCTTGCGCCAGCGATTTAATGCTTCTATTTTGTCCTGGCTTTTGGTTTTGTCAAGTATGGTTGTTACACTGGGCAAGTTATTGCCATCTGGTGTGGCATAGAAACGTTTGCCCTCTATTACCACCCGAGGAATAGGTTTATAATCAAATTTTGGATTGTACATTTAGTTTAAATCTATGAGGCCTGTGGAAATATCATATACTGGTAAAATGATATCGGTATTATTAAAATGAGTGTGGTAAGTTTGCTGATCGGCATGCGTAAGCAGTCCATACAGTTTAGAATTCAAATCAAAACTGTTTGTGCCGGTTCTTTTGTCGTAATCAGCACTGAATTTTAAGTAGTCATCAAATATTGATCTAGGTGCCACTTTAGTTGACTGCAACAATAACAGCATGCTTTTAAAGTATTCATGTTGCACTTTGGTTGTGGCATACTTTGTGAAAAAAGGATGTGCTACTGCTGTTTGCAAAATCAAAATCAGGTGTGGTCTATATTCCGACGGCAATGATTCTACCATCAACGCCAGTGGACGATTTATGTGTGTGGTTTGCAACCAAATTTCTATGTTGTTTTCGTTACACCAGTTGTACCAATAATCTAACCATTCTACTACGTAGAATATGTTGTTAAGACTGAATACTGGTGTTATCAATAGATCGTATTTGCTGGGATAGTTTTTCCTAACATACAAAAATTCATCTAGGCTTGATTGTACCTTGCTGAATTTTGCAGGCCAACGAACATAATGATAGTTTTCATTTATGCTGTCAATGCTGGCTAAGAAAAATATATTTCTAAACTGTAACAATTTATCACGCAACTCTTCAAGATTAACCACAAGGCTTGTGGTGATTCGAATGGAGGTGGTGGCAGCTAGACCTTGATCAATCATCCAGTCTAGTAGTTTAATAAATCCAGCTTGTAGCATGGTTTCTCCACCAATGGGATGAAGAATAAAATTATCAGTTTGTCTGTGTTTGTCAGCAATCATGGCAGTCATTTGCTGCCAATACATGTCATTGTCCGAGATATCCACATCCAATCCAGGTTCTGACGGCACCCGCATTTTTTCCGACCAATAACTGCTGTCAAAACTGTTGCAACTTCTGCAGGCCAAATTACAACGATTAGAAAATTTCATACCGACCTGAAGATCAGCTGGTTTTTTATCCTGTTCAAACTTGATCAACTGTTCAGGAGAGAAGTCTATTAGATATTTGATTCGTTCGCTTTGTGCACCATTTTTTTCAATTGTGCCGCACAGGTGACAGGCTGCTGGCAACTTTTTGTTTTCAATGTCTGTTTGTAAACTGTTTATGAATTCATTATCTAATTCTAATTCAGTGTACGTGGTATCAAGATTACAACAAACTGTTATTTTTAATTTTTCTTGCTGAATTCTATAATCATAATTGTTGTAAGGACTTGCACACAGATGGGGACGATCCTTGATCCACTGTATTTTGTTTTCAATCATTTAAACTCTGAAACTTTCTCCACATCCACAGCGGTCACGTTCGTTCTTGTTGATAAACTCAAATCCTTCATTGAGTCCGTTGCGCTTGAAGTCTATGATCATGCCGTCAAGATAAGGTATATTTTTGGGATCTACAAATATTCTAATTCCATTGCTATCGTAATGTCTAACACAATGCAAATTGGGATTATCTACATATTCTAGCACATAAGCCAGTCCTGAGCAACCTGTGGTTCTAACGCCTACCTGAATGCCTTCGCCACGTCCACGTTTGGCAATGCTCTTTAAGATTTTATTGGCAGCTACATCTGTTACAGAGATCATACCGCAACGTCGTCTTTCTTCCAGTTCTTTTTCAAAGTGGTAAAAGTGATAGGCTTGTAGTCATAAGATTCAGGACAGAATTTGCATTGATCAATCATGTTGTCAATATTGCCCAAGAATTCGGCACCACGGGTGTCAAATTCGTCAATGCCCAAGGGTTGGTAACCTCTCATTAACAATCGATCTTCGTCAGAGATATCAAATTGATACTGATCATCAAATTCAGGCATCAAGGCAGCTGGGCCACACTTGTAAATTTTACCACGGATCATGTGATAGTTTTTAAAGCGAGCAAATGCACAGTTGTCATGTGCCTTGACAGGATCACTGTTGTACAAGCCAAATCGTCCATTGGGCAATTCCAAGATGTTGCTTTGCACAAACTTGTTGCTCATCCAGGCATGCACGTAGTTTTTGTTTACATCGGTAAACTGAAAGTCCGACCCAATGGGGTGCGTGGGATCGCTGGTTTCCACAATAGGTGCTGTTAGAAAGTTTCTAATACGTGAAAAGATTTCTTCTTTGTCGTCAGGATTGTGTATGCTGATGCCAATCCAGTGTCCTTGGCCGTTGCCCAGGGCTTCGTACAAGCCTTTGACTTTGTCAATGCGTGTGCCGTTGCTTTGTATCTGTACACCTGAATGATCAGGCCACAGTCGTTTTAAGCCTTCTACCCACTTGTTGATTTCTGGATTGAGCAAAGGCTCACCACCAAGTATAACAGGGTGACGGATGTCAATTTTCTCTGCCCAGCGTTCTAGTATGGGACCATATTCATCCCAACTTTGCCATCCAGAGAATTTATAATTGTTGTAGCGATTACAGCCAGTGCAGGTCAGGTTACAAACGTTTGTAACATAAAATTCCAGTTTATCAATTAAGATGCGTTGTGTCATGTTTCTTTCTGTAGTCTTCAACTGCGGCCTTGATAGCATCCTCCGCAAGAATACTACAGTGTATTTTTACAGGAGGCAGAGCCAGTTCTTCAGCAATTTCAGAATTTTTAATCTGTGAAGCATTATCTAATGTCATGCCTTTGACCATTTCAGTAATCAAGGAACTTGATGCAATGGCTGACCCGCAACCATATGTTTTAAATTTTGCATCTGTAATTATTCCATCCACCACTTTGATTTGTAATTTCATTACATCTCCGCAAGCAGGTGCGCCAACCATACCAGTACCGATATCAGTATCGCTCTTGTCAAAAGATCCGACGTTCCTGGGATTTTCATAGTGATCTACAACTTTTTCTGAGTATGCCATATTATTGTGTACAAGTTCTTTCTCGGTATGTTTGACCATCCGGTGTTTGGATTTCTTTCCAAGGTGTGCAATTCTCTTGCAGTTGTACAATTACAGGCTGCCGTTGAACAAACACAGTTTCTGCTTGCGCAGGACGATTGGCAATTGCGGCACCTACCACACCACCAATGATGATGGGAACAACCCAGTTGCCATGACCATAGTGTCTGGCATGACCGTGATGTCTGTGGCCATGATTCCAGTGTTGTGCCAGTACAGGCACAGTGACCATTAACAATGCTAGTGAAATTAAGATCTTTTTCATCGCGATCTCCTTTGAGTTATTATACTATATATAACGCCTGCAGTCAACCAAATGTTGACAGTTTTGATTAAACGCCGCGATCTTTGTTCATTGCCGATTTGGCGGCATTGGCAACTATGTCTTGTGCTTTGTTAACGGGCATTGTAGCAGGAGCTTCTGGTTCTCCGGCACCTTTGAATATGATTTCTTGTGATTCTGGAGTCATGGGTTCTAGCACTGAACTCAAGGGAGGTTGGCCCACAATTTCTTCAATGTTGTCTTCGGTAACATTTATATTCAGACTTTGTGCAAGACTAATAAATGCACCACGAGAAATTTGTTTTTGTGCGCCTTCGTCTTCTGCACGTCCGGCAAGAAAATTGACCAGTCCCAATAGTTCATCGGAGCCGGGTGTTGAGGATTCCGTTATGAATTCACGGAATCGCATTATCTACGTGCTCGGCCCAGTCCCGCACCTCCTGCGGCTGCTTCTGGTTCTGCAGGCATTTCGCCGCCCATTTCTGGAGCAGGAGCGGCCATACCGGCAGCTGGATCAACTGCGCCAGGTGCTGGTGCACTGGCCATGCCAGCGTCAGGAGCAGGTGCTTGACCTGTTACCACGCCTAGGGCTTGATCCAAGGCAGCTTTGGCACCTTGTAAATTTTGTACCAAGCCAGCAAGTGCGGCTGTGGCATCTGAATTGAATTGTGTGGCTTGCTCCATGCCCACTTGATTCTTGATAGAGTCTACTAGAGCTGGCAATTCTTTGAACTGTAATTCAGTTACATCTTCAAGCATGCCTTGCATTTTGTCAACCATGTCTTGTGCGGCCAACACCACTTGAGCTTGTTGAACTTCTGATTCATTCAAGCGAGTCATCACACGACGCAATCGACTCTCGGCCTGCATCATGGCAGCGCCGGCTACTAGTTTTTGTTCTTCGGGACTGAGTGTTTGACCACTAGTGCTTTTCTTTAATGCAGCAGCCAATTTAGGATCTTTAACTTGCACAGTGTTTGGTTGTGCAGGTTTAGCACCCGGAGCAGGTGCTACACCAGCGGCTGGAGCAACAGGAATAGCTTCTTCGGCCATGCGTGTGGTCAATGCCTGTTCCATCATTACCAGTTTAAGGTAACCTGGATTTTGTTGGCTTTGATATCTGGCAGACCCCGAACGATGCTCATGTAGCAGACCTTGCACACGGTGCAACAGGTGTTGAGTCTGTCGAGATGTTAAACGGTCAAACTCAATGTTAGAGCCAAAGTAACTTTCGAAAACTTTAGCGATTTGTTTTGTTGGCGACGGAGCGGCCAGTTCTTGCAGTTTCATTTGAGAATCCTCTAATTTGCATATATTTAGCCGAATTTAAACATTTCTCTAATTCGGCATCAACTGTTTCCATTTGATCAATCTTGCGTTGAAGTTTGATGGAAACACCTTCGTAAAAATCTTCGTGCTTGCTACGGTCTGCAAGTGTTTTGCGACAGTGTATATCCGCCGCTAGACTATGTTTTTTGGTATCTAGTGTGCGTATTATTCGTGCCAGTGTGAGTTGATTGTGTTGGTCTGCAATACACCAGCTGATTGCACTGCGCTTGCTGCCAAATGTTATGGGATCTTGATTTTTAATACTCACTATAAACTTGTAGTCTGTGGGTATGATATTGTATTTGCCAAAAGCCATAATGCCACCGCGCCCATCACTCACAATCAACTTGTCAGTTAGATTGAGTAGTTCTTTTGCGGCAAAGGCTTCTAGCTTGTTTTGTTTGTTCATTTAAATACATACGTTGTGACTAGCCATCCAACAGTGGCCAACAGCATGCCAATGATGCCTGATCCCCAGGTAACCAACTGATCGTTACGTTTGGCAGCCATCTCCTGCACTATATTATGCACTTCGTCAATGGTGGTTTTTAAACTGTCAACATTAGATTCGAGAGTCTCTAATTTGAGTTCTAGCAATTTATATCGCTCGGCACACAATTCAACGTGCGCTTCAAGACTCTTTTTCTCAATATCAGTTGTGTCCATTATAGGCTCCCATCATTTATTTATGGGTTCAAACCAAATGTTCTGATCTGGTCCCGAGGTAACTAGTACCGCTTGTTCGGTGAGATTTTCTGTGAGTCCTGTGAGCATGGGCACACCTGCACACTCATTTACCAGTCCGGTCAAGTCTCCGGCATAGCCAGTGGTACTATAAACTTCTCCGTGTTCAACTTCAAATTCAAATTGCCAGGTGCCTGAGTCACAGCCATTGGGCGTGACATTCAGTGGTTGGGTACGCAGGCTAATCAATTGATTTAGAGTTTCCCAGTTACGTTGCTGATTCCTGGCAAATGTCCAATCGTGCTGATTATTAATTGTGTTGCCAGCACCATCCCGAAATGGCACTTGGCTGGGCCTAAAATGACCTGTGATGCCAGTGGCCGAGCAATCAAACAGAGTTCTACAGAGTATTCGCATTATACGAGTATTTAACGGCCAACAAAAAACCCAGGATATTTCTAACCTGGGTTTTGTTGTTAATCAGCAATTGATTAGGTCGATAACTTGAAACCAACGCTGGTTGCACTGTCCAACTGATAACCGTTGTAGGTAATGTTGGCAGCTGCCAAGAACACAGCGGCGCTGGTGTTAGTAGAAGCATTAGCGAAAGCACCTGTTGGGTAAGTAGCGAAACTCAACACTGTACCGTCAACTTGATACATTGCGATTGTAGCAGTTTGTTGGATAGCCTGAATAACGTTTCCAACGTACTCTTGAACACCTTGTTGTGAAACAACAGTAGTGTTAGCAACAGCACGGAAGAAGTCTAACTTAGGACCAGCTAGGTTGACTGGTGTAGCGGCTGTAGAAGCTGATGGGCTTACTGGGCCGTTTTGTACATCGATTGCGAATACCGGTTGGGAATCGCCATTTACGGGGGTTAAAAATGCCATGATAAATTTCCTTTAAGTTTGTGACCCACTACGGGTCTGCTTTTATTTAGTCAATTTGGAAAAATCACGTGGGTTGAGGGTTATTTCTCTGTCGGTTTTGTGCGGCAAAAGCATTGGGATCAAAGCGATTCACAGCTTTGGCATAGCCTGCAGGGGTGGCCATGACCCAACCTTCTTGCCCGGGATGCTCTAGATCTGCTTGCTTTAGGATATCCATCTTTAGATCATGCAACAACAAGAACGCAGTAAAGGCAGCGGCCAAGGCAGGGGTATTGCTACTGGGGCTTTCCAGGTACTCCACAATGTTGCGGAACTTGCTGGGAGTTACTTTGCTTTGTAGCCATTCGCCAAACTCGGGCAACAGTGTTTGTGGATTCAGTGGAGCACCAACCTTGGTATTGATATAGTCCACGCATAGTTTGGCAAGGTCAGTGATCTTGTGTGCTCGTAATTCAGCAGGATTAAACAAGGTGGCAATGGCAGCACCATCTGTGCGAATCAACTGCTTGAGTTGTTTAACTTTGGCAGGTTCTACTGCCAGTGCAGATGGTGTTGCAGGACGCTCTAACATGAGTCCAGGAACTTCAATAAACGTCACACCCTTTAATGGCTG